GGTATACGTATCTTTTATTCTTGACAGTTTCTGCTGGATTAGGGATAAAAGGAATAGATAAATTTAAAAATATGAGGAGTAAATAATGGCTGGAATGAAGAAGTCTAAAGCAATGGCTAGAGGTGGTAAAAAATCTAAGGCTATGGCAAAAGGTGGAATTGCAAAAGGCATAGCTAAAATTAAAGGTAAAAATGGTGCTAAAACAAAAATGATGTATGGCGGCAAGAAATCTAAAGCTATGGCTAGAGGTGGCAAAAAAACAAAAGCAATGGCTAGAGGTGGCAAGAGATAATTAGTGTCGTACCTTATAAGTAACGTACCTCATTTTCATTGTTGGGTACGTAGAGAGTTTACTTGCAATCATCAAAGGTATCATGGCGAATTTCTACACGCTATGGTTATTGCAGTAAACACCATCCCAGACCGATCACTAAGTTTTCAAGTTGTATTTACAGGATGTGAATCAGATTTAGAAGACGGTATGGAAAATATACATGGGGGAGCAATGTGGGCTAGGATGCCAATACAAGCTTTGGTAGCCGACATTCCTGTAGATGAATGGCCCACACCCATGCAAGATCATTTAGCACAGCCGTGGGATTGTGAATCAAGACATCACAGCGTTATTGTGATGGACAGAGTAAGTTCTAGTCCGTGGCTTTGCAAAATAGATAATGAGTTTTACAAAGGCAAATATCTATTTACTGTTGATTATACAGATAGTGATATAGCCGATGATCCTGCACAACACAAACAAAGTCATGTGTTATATCTTACAGATGCAGGAGAGTGGACAGGTAATTTAGTTGCATTACCAAATAACAGAGTTCGTGCAACAAGTCCTGCTTTATGGAGAACAGGTGAAGGTCCTCCAGACTTTGCACCATCTCAATGGACACATTCTGCTGAACAACACGAGAGTTATTTAGATCCACATACTACATTTAATAATCTTTATCAAGAGAGTAAATAATGCTTAATTACGATAAACCAAAAAAACAAAAATATTTATTGCGTGATAGGCAACCAAGTACATTACGAGAAAGTAAAACAATATATCACGATAGTATAATACGTAGTTATTTAAAAGATCCTTATAAAAATGTAAGGTATCAACAACCACGATCTGTTAGTGGAAAAATTACATAAGGAGAGTGATTAATGACATGTGAATGTGGAAACGAAAATTGTAAATGTAATAATGATTTAATTCCTAATAAAGAAGTATATCAAACAAATAAAAGGAGAATGGCTTGGGTTTTAATTATACTTATGGGTATTACAACTATACTGACTTTAGCTTTCCCAGACAGGCTATCAGAAGCAGAGAGTATCCTCATGACACAATATATAAGTATGTGTGGCTTAGTAGGGGCATATTTTGGTTTTAGTGCAATTAGTGGGAAAAGGTAATGGAAACATTTGTAGATAGATTACGTGTAGAATTAGAGATTGATGAGGGAAAGGTAAATTCCATTTATCTTGATCATTTAAATTTACCCACGTTTGGAATCGGACATTTAATTAAAGATGATGATCCAGAGTATGGGCAACCTGTTGGAACACCAGTATCTCAACAAAGAGTTATTGAATGTTTTGAACAAGACATACGCATAACAATCATAGACTGCAAAAAAATATTTGATGATTGGGATGCTATGAAAGAAGAAGTAAAGTTAATCATGGCGAATATGATGTATAATCTCGGATACCCAAGATTTTCTAAATTTAAATTAATGATACAGGCTGTAAGAGATGGCGACCACATCGAAGCCGCAAACCAAATGAAACAGAGTAGATGGTACAACCAAGTAACAAACAGAGCCGAAAGACTGATAAGCCGAATGAAAGGTGTGGATTTACAGAACTAGAACTTATCAAACAACAAGACAGGGAGAGACATAAGCTAGCCTTGTCTCAATACTTCAAACCTAGAGACAAGAAATTTAAAGGATATAAACATGCTTGACCCTATTACGTTATCTGCTGCAGTCAGTGGAGCAACGGCCGCATATAATGGTATAAAGAAAGCCATTATGATGGGTCGTGAGATTGAAGATTTAGGATCACAATTATCTACATGGATGTCTGCTGTAAGTGATGTAGATAACATTCACAAAAATGCAAACAGCCCTTCAACGTTTGATAAACTATTTAATGGCTCAATAGAGCAAGTTGCAATGGAGTCTTATGCAAGTAAGAAGAAACTCCAAAAACAAAGAGAAGAACTTAAAAATTTTTTAATAGCTAATTACGGCTTACAAGCATGGGATGATTTAATAAAAGAAGAAGGTCGTATTAGGCGAAGTAGAAGGGAAGCCGTGTATGCTAGAGAAGAAAGAAACAGACAGATACGAGACTATACCATCATAGGCATCGCATCACTCATAGGATGTGGAGCAGTAGGATGGATGATATGGATAATAACTCTTTCCGTCTAGCTTTATTAGCGTTAGCTTTTCTTTTTTACATCTTGTTAGGTATAAGTGAAGCAAGAGGTAAAATGACAACTTGCAGATTAGCAAGTCAAATATTAGGAGATAAACAACGTGTGTGTGTATTTGTTGGAGCAAACAATACTCAATATAGAGAATACCTTCCGTATGATGCTGGAGAGTGTCCAAGAGAGTATCAATGCCCTTATAGACCGAATGAAAAACCCTTTGATATAAAGAGTGTGATCAAAAGCATAAAAGATCAATTTAGAGATTAGTGTTGCATTTATATGGTGTAACATGTATACTAAAATATGAAACAGTTATGTAAAGAAGCGTTTGAGTTTGCTATGAAAAAAGCAACTACTGAACAGCAAAAAGAACAAGTAATAAAAAACTTTAAAGAAGTTTACAAATTAATTTACAAATTAGAGAAACAGAATGGCAAGCAGTTACTTAACTCTAGTAAATAATGTACTAAGAGATGTAAATGAAGTAGAATTGACAAGTTCTACATTTGGAAATTCCAGAGGTATACAAACATCTGTAAAAGATTTTATTAATAGAAGTATTGCAGACATAATTAATTCTGAACTTAACTGGCCCTTTACAAGAGCAGGGGGTACACTTGATTTAGTATCAGGTAAACAATTATATGCTCATACTACTGTATCTTCAAATTTAAAATACTTAGACTACGATACTGTATTTTTAGAACCAAAAGACTATATTACCAACGGTGATTACGAAGTTTCAGGATCAGCATCTATAACAGGATGGACAACTGTATCAGGCACACCAACAGCTAGTTCTAAATTTGGTAACACACTTAAATTAACTACTGCGGCAGTTACACAAGAAATATCTGATCTTATTGTAGGTAAAACATACGAAGTTATAGTTAAGCTTACAGGAGCAACTATAACAGCAACTATCGGAACATCATCTGGAGGTTCACAAACTAAATCACAAACTATAACTATAAGTAATGCAAACGAGTCTTCTTACACTAGATTTACTTTTGATGCTACAGCAGTAACACATTATGTTACACTAGCAGAAGGTTCAGGATCTAATGCTTTTGTAGGATTTATAAGTCTTACGGAAAATGATGTAAACCCAAAAAGATTAAAATATATAAGTTATGAAGAATGGAATGATAATTTTAGAGAAAAAGATGCTACATCTTCTACAGATAAATTAGGTGTTCCAGAGTATGTATATACTAACTACAACGATGAAATAGGTTTTAGTCCAATACCTGATAGTGATAATTTATCAATTAATTTTGATTATTACATAACTCATACAGATTTATCATCATCAACAGATACATCAATAATACCTACTAGATTCGAACCAGTAATAATAGCACGTGCTAGGTATTATGCTTTTATGTTACGTTCTGATTTGCAAAACGCACAGTTTGCAAACAAAGAATATGAAGATGGTATTAAAAGAATGAGAGTAGAATTAATTAATCGTAAAAATTATATGAGGGCAGTGTAAGTGCCAGATCTTTCACAAACTCAACCATTTGCATTTGCCTGTGAAGGTGGACTTGTTTTAAATCAACCTACTTTTAAAATGCAGCCCGGTCAAGCATTAGAGTTAGAAAACTTTGAACCTGACATTGATGGTGGGTATAGAAGAATAAGTGGGTTTAGAAAGTTTATAAATCATATAGTACCTCAAACATCTGCATCAACTGAAAAACTATTAAT